GAATCTTTTGAGAAGGAAGGGAAATGATGGAACCAGAAAATTCAAAACTTGATCTAAAGAATGACATGGCTGACCTAAGTGACAGCCTTCTAAAGGCTGCCAGGGTTTCGAAGAAGGCCTTTGATAAACAGGATATCTTGGTTCGCAGGGCTGCCACTTTTCTTAGGGCTATCAGTAATCAACTGGCTGAGCAAGAACACAAGAAAGAAGGGAAGTCATGACCAAAAAATTAGATTGCGATACTCTTGAATCTCAGTCGCCCAAAGATACCCAGGCCGACCGGGCGCTCAAGATTGCTCTGACTGCCCTGGATGCCCTGGATGTTCTGGATGTCAAGGTTGCCCGGGATGTCCGGATGGCACGGGAGGTCCTGCCTAAGCTGACAAGGAATGAAATAATTAAAAGATTACAGAAAAAAATATGAGTTTAATTTATTCTGAGAATACCCTAAAATAGGCTATGGGCATCTTTTTTAGACCACCCCTTGTAGGGGATTCTTTAGTTGTTAGCGGCGCTTTTTCGTTTATCCCCAAAAATAGCGGCGCTAGTGATATGGATTCTGCTAGTGCGGTAATTTTGGCAGTAACAGCCGTACCTCGCATCGTCACCATTTTAAGTGCAGATATCCAGAAAAAAAGATTTTTTATTATTCAAGACGAAACTGGAACAGCAGGGGATCTTGGAATGCAAATTGTGGTAAATACCGAAGGGGGGGCTCTGATTAATGGGTTTGCAAGTGTCGCAATCACCTCGGATTTCGGGAATTTAAGCCTATATTCTAATAGCATTGATTTGTTTATCTTAAACAAAACATGATGAAAACCCCTGACCCCTGGCACGTCGCTGCGACCTCTTTTGGCCTGATTTTAGCGACGACCCTGCCCCTAACCTTCTCAAATTTGAATAAAATAGACGCAACTCAGGCCGCAAATATTGCGAACATACAAGCTAAGATTTTAATTTCAGAAGAACTAAAACCTATAAATAGCAAATTATCAAATATCTCCGGCGAGTTGAAAGCGTTAACGGCTGTCTTGGGTGTGAAAAATTGACCGCTATTGCCGGGTTAATTGACGGTGCAAACGTTTGGATGGGGGGTGATTCGGCAGGTGTTAGCGGATATTCTTTGACCGTCCGAAAAGATCCGAAGGTTTTTACCATTGATGAATTTATTATTGGCTACACATCATCATTTCGCATGGGTCAATTACTACGGTTTTATTTAAAACCGGACAGTCCCAAAGAGAACCAGAATAAATACGAATATATGGTCTGCTCGTTCATCCCTAAAGTTCGACAGGTTCTCAGAGATAACGGTTATCTGAAAATGGAAAACAACAAAGAAATAGCTGGTACGTTTCTTGTCGGATGGCGAGGCTGTCTTTATATTATTCACAATGATCTGCAAGTTGGAGAGGCGGCCCTACCCTATGTAACTTGCGGGTGCGGCCAAGATGTTGCGTTAGGATCGCTCCATGCGACAGAATCTAGTAAACCCACCTTGTCCCCAAAAGATAGAATACACACGGCTTTGCAAGCTGCCGAACAATTTTCGGCAGGGGTTCGTAGCCCCTTTACCATTCTCACCACTACTGCCCAAAATGCTTAAAGGTAATCTCAATTCACAATTAAGTGATTCCCGCTCCTCTTTAAGCACTCGGCGTAGCGCTAACTGATGCCGGTAGGGACGCGCCATAAGCGTCTACAACGAAAACTGAATAGCTATACTCCTGTCCGTTTATAAGGCCTGCGTCGATATATGATGAAGGCTTTCCTGGGTCTTCTAATACGCCGACTTCAACATCAACCCCATCGGGGGCTGTGGATCCCAATGCTCTCCTTATAACAATCTTCTCAAAGGGATCCGTCATGTGAGTCCAGGAAAGAGAAATCGTTGTATTGCCCGGTGTCGCGACGAGACTTTCCGGGGCCAGCATAATACCGCCAAGAGCGGCCATTGGAACCTGGGTCTTATAAATATAATCGTAGGTAATAGGAGTGAGATAATTTGCCGGGTAAATGGACTTCCCCGTCAAAGGCTCGATTAAATCGGTTGGCTTATTTAATAAAAGCGCCACCTGGGTAGCGTCATCGAAAGTAGGCTGCCATGTGGGGACGTCCCATGTGTCTTCCCAGTAATTGTGCTGGGATAGTTTTTGCTCTGTGGTTTTATCGAAGACTAAAAGGATTTTCATTTTCAAAGTATAGCATGATTGCACGTTATTTTACCCCTTTTGCACGTCTTTTTATGCATACCGATACTATGGTTGACACGGGTGCATCCGCATGCTACACTATATATATAAGTTGAGAAAAACACAGGAATGGCTAGTCTCTCAACTGTTTAAATAAATAAAAAAGAGGAGCAAAACAATGAATAAAACATTACAGAAGGCAATAAAGATAAAAAGAGTGGGACAAAGTTTTCTTAGACATGTTGAGATAATTTTTAAAGAATTAAATGACGCAGGTGTTAAGGCCAAATTGTATATTCAAGAATATGGTACGGGGCATGGTGTAATTTGGATTGATAAACGACGAGCTAAAGCGGCAGATAAAATTCTTTATAAAATAGGTGCGATTGGGTATGTGAATGACGATGATCTTAATTTTAGTGGTGGGGGATCTCCAGAAGGGGAGTTTGACGGGCATAACGAGTATAAATAATACTCAATACAGGATTACAAAATGTTCGGATTAAACGCCATTGGTGAGTTAGGAGATATGATTGTCGAGGATGGAATTAAGGACCATATAATCACGAAAGGACAATACGAAAATTTACCTTATTAATGACCAAATCAAAAAAGGAAGTGTGAAAATGACGAGAAAAGTTGCAATGAAAAAAGCTGAAATAGCGGAAGAGGCCGTATCGATTCTTGAAGATAATTTTGATAGATTTTTAGATTCCCCCAGCCATGAGGCTGCCTGGAAAATATATAATGATGCATGCGAAGCGGTTGATCTTTCTGAAGAAGCGGATGAGGCCGCTAACGAATCAGGTTCAGAGGTTGCTTTAGCTATTGCAAATAGAGCTTATTTTCAAGCCCAAAAATATGTATGTGAAGCCGATGAGCTTTTAAAAGCTCACCCACCAGAAGAACAAGAAAAACAAAAGGAGGTAACCCATGGCTAACACAAGTATCAGAATACCAGATAAGCTACATGAGGAACTGCGAAAATGCGTCTATGAACGACAGCAAGAATGTGTTTATGGACAAAAAATGCCTAGTTTAAATAGCTTGATCGTCGATGGTGTTCAAATGGTTTTAAAGCATTATGGTGAAGAAAAAAAGGAGTGAAATATGAAGGCAATACACGGAGATCGGCGGAGTGGGAAAACCACTAAATTGATTGAGCTTAGTAGTAAGGAGGAGCTTACTATTATATGTATCTCAAGGAGGCATGTCGATTTGGTCAGTGATCAGGCGAGAAAAATGGTAAAAAACATACCTCAGCCCTTTACCTTTGATCAACTTTTAAGTGGAAAATTGAAGGGGAGGCATATTAAAGGCTTTTTGTTTGATGACCTCGACGCAATGCTTCAAACACTCTGTGATAGCCCTGTTTATGCCATAAGTTTTTCAGATTAAGGCGTTTACCCAGCCCTAATATAGCTTCCCTTTAGGGCCGGACGAACTCTTTAAGAAAGGAGAGGAAGAGGACAGTTTTATCAAAAGGACAGGAGTAAATAAATGAAAAAGACAGTAATTTTATTGGTTTTGTTAATGGTTTTTGGGGGCGTTTCTCAGAGGGTTGAGGCGGGGCTTTTTGATGGGAAGTTTGGGGTGTCTTTGTTTCAGGGTAGCAATTTGTTCAATTATCATTATTTTGGAAATGGTCAGACTAGCCAATCAAATTATTTAGCCATTGGTTATCATGAGTCATTGTTTGATGTGTATGTCGGGTATCTTACTTCAAAAGAAACCAGAACATATAAATATGACAATACCCTCACCTGGACAGATCAGGAAGGGGTCTCAGGCTTTTTACTCAAAGGAAACGGCAAGTTAAATCTCGGCAAAGAAAATGCTGTTATACTCGGCGCTCTTTATGCTAATTGGAGTGGGAAATCTGATCTCTCTGGAGTTAAGTTTAATGGGCAAAACCTTGGCCTTTTTGCTGGCCTTCAGCATAGTCTTAATCAAAATTTAATGATTGAGTTTACGGTCTATCCGTATTTGCTCTCAACATTAACAAACCCAAGTGGTAATCCGAGTCGAGAAGATGAAAAATCATCTGTAACAAGTAGCTTTCAAAACTTTGAAGTAGGCATGACGTATCTGTTTTAGGCTATACTAGGGGGGCATGAAAGGATTGATTATGACAAACAAAGAGATTATGGCGGATTCTTTACGATTACTTAAAGCCTTTAGAGAGGCTTTAGGTAAGGCACGAACAGAACTCAAAAAGAAGGCTTTGTCTGAAATGGCCCATGACGCCTCTTCTGATGATACTCTTAATAGATTTTATGAGCATGATAGAGAACTTTCGGGAGCGGCGCTTTGCCTGGATTTAGATATTCAAAAGCTTGGTAAAGTTAGTGATGATGGAAAATCTTTGCTAGATTATGACAAAAATGGAGAGAAACGATGACCACAGAAGAGCGACTTACGAAACTTGAAGGTGTCTACAAGATCGTCACCAAAAAAGACTTTGATATGCGAGTTGACCTAATGGAGAAGCTACTAAAGCAAAACGTTAATAATATTGATGCAAAGGTAGAGAATTCTGAGGGGCGAGTGAATACTACTGTGGGGAATTACGAGAGGATTCAAAAAGCCAATATGGGAATCCTGGAAAAAAGTCTAAAGGATGAATTGAAGAATTTTGAAGCTCGTCTTCATTCCAAAAGGGAAGCCTCCGAAACTCGATTAACAGGTAAAATTGAGGCTTCGGAGAAAGTCCTAAAGGGTGAAATGAAGGCTCTTGAGACTGTTGTAACGGGTAAAACGAGTCAACTTGGAGGCCAACTTACCTTTATGCAATGGTCTATGACGATTGCTATTGCTGCCCTTGCTTTGCTAAGCGTTGTCGGTAAGGAGATATTTTGACATGACAAATAAAGAAACCTTCACAAAAGCCATGGGAATTACAGAAGTTCTTGAAAAAGAACTGGCTAAAAAAAGATTAGAGGTAGCCCGAATTGATTTAGAGGTAAACGAAAAAGCTCTTAATATAAGCCCAGAGGCGTACGATAAGACATTGAGTATAGCCTTTAACCATAGAATGGACTTTGACACGCTGGCTGAGGCTATTAAGAGAATCTCTAAAATATTAACCAATCTTGCCGAAAATTCAAGGGGGGCTTATCCAATCTATTTTTGAGGCCTAGAAGGCGTTCTTGAACACGAATGTAGACGAAGTCACAGCTACACCCGCCGTCACGTCAATCTGGATCGTAGCTCCATCTGAAACACTACTAATATCAAAAATATCTGTAAAATATGAAATACTCCCGCCTCTATTAGCTCCCTCCGCAGTTACGGCAGAATAACCTCTAGATTCAGTCTTTCCATTCGTAAATGCGATTGTTATAGATCCGACAAAATTAACTAATGGTATTGCCGTTACCATAACTCTTACAATCTTGTCACCGGATGCTTTTATAAACGAATTCGAAAGTAACAGAATTCCTGATTGACTATTATTAAACAATTCTTCCGTTCCGTAAGCGTCGATTTGATTATCCTCCAATATCTGGGTTAAAGTTTTAGCCCCTATTGTAACATCATCCGTACTTCCAAATGTAGCCTCATTGGCATGCAGCCTTTTCCACCGATTACTAGCCGAACCAAGGTCTTGAACATTGTCATCCTCATCCCGAGTAGCCGGGTCTATCGGATGGACAAACCCGTCCCGGGCCGAATTCATTTGATTAACATTGGCCGCCGTCAAAATGTCCCCATCAACAAAATTTAAAGGTAATACGCCCATTTCACACCTCCACGAGTTCGTACTCGGTCTCAAAACTGTTCACATTAATACTAACCGCTTGAACCTTGACCTGGATTTGATTTAAATTAATTGATCCTGTTCTCTCTCCTAATCGGTCTGTCCCAAGAATTGAGACACCCAAGATAAAAGGTGTTGCCGTGCTAGATTCCCCTAGATTGTTAATCTCGACCGGATCATTTAGCCTGAGATGTGGGATAAAGACAGTCTGTAGTCGCCACCTACGCTTTGGTAGGCCAAGCTCCGATATAACCCGGTCCGCAACCACCTGAGCAAGCCCCGCATCAAGCTCTTTCAGGTCAGCATCAAACGTTCTCTCTCCAAATATGTCTTGTATGCTCCCATCGCCAGGCGTCCAGACGGACTCCGATACTGCGAAGCGATCATCAGCATGTTCAATCACCGCCCGGGTCCACGTCTGGTCTACCCCAGCCTCTTCAGAATTGATCCTGACGATATTTATGCCAAACTCATTATCAAAGCTCCCTGCGCCGTTGAATCTGAATACCACCCCGCCCACGGGCACCCGGTCGCGCCATTCAAAATTGCCGTCAAAAGTCACCCCAGGATAAAAGTTTTCATATAAAGAATAGTCTTTTATTTTATCCCAGATCGTCACGTTGTCTTTGATAGTGGGTGAGATTATCACATCGCCCGGGGTGGCTTGTATCTGATACCTAGTAGCGTCATCTGAGCCCTCAAAAAACTGGTCAAATACCCTAACTCCATTCTGTACCTTTTTAACGAGCCTATTGATAAGGTCGGCAGGGGTGTCTACGGAAACGAACACAGGGACATTATTTAGCGCGTTTGCGGGTATTTCATCGACCTCAATATCGTCAATACCAATAACCAAAACCACCCTAAATATCTCAAAGGTCAGATCGCCGCCTGGCGTGGCTGGCGCTCCGCTTTTCAACTTAATCAACTGGTCAATCACAAGCCCATGATTAACGATGGTCATAAATTCATCCGTCCCGACATTAAAAGCGTTGTTGGCTAAGGGTGTTGATAGCACTTCTGGCACGATGTTGGCCGCGTTATGCAGTTTAAAAACGTTTAAAATGCTTGATATTTTGAGGGTTATTAGACCGGCATCGCTGGTTACCGGTTCCGATGTCATAATCCCGTAGGATCTCCGGCCAACGATCTCGTCATCGAACCCATCCGGGTCAATGAAGCCGACCTCTATTCGGAATCGGGTCTTGATTCTGGTCTTGAATGTGTGGAAAAGGCTTTCGGACTCGTTGGCATCGTTGAACCGGCGTCGTGAATTATCCAATATAATACTGGTTTCCGTAGGTTGGTATTCGCCCAGTATAAGATTGTCACCATAAGATTCGTTCATGCTTCCGTAGGATTGGACAAACTGTGAGATATCAAACCAGTCCACCTCATAGGTGCCATCAAGCCGCACACGCTTAAATTCGACCTTCCTATAGCCGATCTTAGCGCCTCTTTTGACCAGATCATTAATCGTTGGAGGCATTAATCAAGCCCCCCCGCTTGTAGCATGACGATATTCACGTCAAAACCATTGGCAAAATTGTTTGCTGTGAAGCTCAAGAAGTCATTGGCGTTCGCCCAGTTGTAGTGGTTGCCCAACCCATCCCATTTTCCGGTGCCAAAGATCACAGGCCGGGGCACAAAGACAAACGTTTCCCGTCTATTTCGCTCGTAAAGGTTCTCAAAATCCACTTTGTCAGCCTCCGAAACATTGCTCAACGGCAGGTTATAATTCACTGTTTTTCTAACAAAGATTTTTTGAGATGTCCCATCGCTGAGGTCGAATAATTTTTGGGATACCTGGGGGGCTAGATCAAGACCTGTGGATCCGATCCTATCAGCAGGTAACCCAAAGAGCTCCGCTCCGATATAAATTTCGGCCACGGTGGCCTCGCCAGGACCCCCCCCAATTATTTTGTTTACGATAAAACGAACGGTATCCCCGGGATCAATAGTTACCTCAGCAACTTCAAAATACAGATTTTTATCTGCGTTTCCAGTTTCGATTAAAACAGGACTAAACTGTTTGGTTAGGAAAGCGCTTGAGTCAAACCATTCAATTATAAAATCTTCCCAGTTACAATTTTGAATAAAAAAACGATTTATTGTAACTGTTTTTTGTGTAGTCCAAAAAATGCTTCGGCTCCCTGTTGTTAAACCGATAGAGAAATATCTCAATTCCTCGTTTCTATCAAAAATCCGTTGCTTAATTTTGTCATCAACCGCAGGCCCGCTATTCGTTATCTCACTCACATTTTTAATGAAATTGGATTCATACCATTTTGGATTTAATAGTGTCATCTTAGGATCCCGCCTTATTTAGTTTTGAGAACTGTGGATTAAATGGGGCCGTGGCTCGGGCTATCTCTCGGCCATCAATTTGAAGGATTATCGGTTGCTGGCCCATGGTATCTATTTTGGCGTTTAGCTTGTTTATCATTGCCTCTAGGGAGGCGCTTGTAGATTCCTTCATTACAAACTCGCCCTTCTCAAGGGTTGCTGGCACCTCGTTGGGGCCAAGCCTGCCCCTGTCTACCGGCCCGCCCTGTTGGAATCTCTGGACGGGGCCGCCTTCGTGGAATTTGATGGCGCCCAGGGCTGCCTTTGCCGCCGTTCCTGCAGCGATTATTAGAGGGATTTTAAATAAAGAGGCGCCAAATGTGCCCGGCGCTTCGGCTATAGCTTTCCCAACTTCGGCCTCAACCTTCGTATCTATCTCAGCATTTGCCGTTCTTTTAGCAACTTCCCCGACCGCTTTCGCGACATTGCCTTCGTTAGCGATAATCGCATCAGCTGTCTCTTGTGATATCTCCGCAACGGCCTGAGCGGTGTCTCGTTTCCTCTTCTTCTCAGCCTCTTCAGCGTCTATTTTTGCTTGCGCTTGAGCGGCAAGGAACTTTGCTTGCTCTTCAGCGATAATCTTAAAATGGTCTTTAACAGCCTCTTCCTCGGCTTTCCTAGCAGCCTCATCAACCTCTTTTTCTTCTATTCTGGCGGTAGCCTTAGCCTCTTTTCTTGCCTCCGCTTCCACCTTGACTTTAACTCTTGCTGCCCTCGCCACATCTTGCGTAGCGATATCCTGACTCCGTTTCTCTTGCTCCCTAATTAGATCTAATCCCTCTTGGCTAAGCTCAGCTTTTCTTTTAAGAATATCCACATCACCCTTGAGAAACGATTTTTTTAGGTTTTGCAGATCAGACTCACCGTTCTCCGCAAGTTCTAAAGCGGAGTTTGCCGAGGCTCTGTCTATAGCCTCTTTTTCTTTAGCTAAATCTTCATCGACTTTTACCCTATCCCGTTTTATTTTTTCAATTTCTGCTTCATTATCTTTAACCAACCCGACAATTCTAGCCAAAAGTAACTTTGCATCTAAGAATGTTTTGGTAAAAGCACCCGCGATTGTCTTAAAAATAAAGGCTATTCGGCGACCGAAATTTTCAAAAGAACGGCCTAAGAAATCCAGCGTAGTTTTAATCGAATCGAATACAAAATCAGTTATTGCGAAAAACTTAGTAAAGCCCACTCCAAGGTCTTTTATAAAATTGATGATTTGCTTTATTCTGAATGCAAGAATTTTAAAACCGAAGGCCATATCTCCTATAAAGATAATCCATTTTCGCAAACCACCCGCCTCTGCACTGGTTATAAATTTATCAATCGCCGGAAGTAGTCTTTTTTGAATAATTGGAATTAACTCAAATCCAATTTCCTCCGAAAGATCAAAAAACCTGTTTTTTAATTGAACGATTTGTCCTGAGAAAGTTTTTGTTTGAGCTAATGCCCGCCCCCCAAATTGCTCATTAATTTTGGCAATCGTAGCGGCCAATTTGTCGGCTTTCGGTATGTTTTTCTCTAAAACAATTCCATACCGAGACAGTGACCCCGTTTCACCTGCGGCGGCTTTGCCCATAAGTAGCGTTGCGTTTTTGAGATTTCCTGTTACCGCGGCCAAATCAAGGGTTGCCTTGGTAGCTTCCTCTAGCTCCCCAGGCAAAACACCCAAAGAAATGAGCATGGCCTGAGTTTCAATGATAGCTTCGTCACCGAATTTGCTAACTTTTTGAAGGGAGGCTGCTAAATCTTGGAACTTCTGAGAGACATTTGGCGTGAAAGCGCCGATTGTTTTTAGGGCTGCGTTCAGATTATTAATCGCATCCTCTTGGACTTGGGCATTGCGAATTGACACAGCGAGGGCGCCTCCCAATGCGACAAAGCCCACCTTCGCTATACCTAATCCTACGGAACCCAGCTTTTTGAGCCCCGCAGTTATCCGCCCGAATCCTTTGGAGGCCTTGTCTTTTAAAGTGATTAATAAGGTAGCTTTAGGCGCCATGATGCCCCTTTCCTACCAATTTTCGGCATTCGGAAAGCTGAAAAATCAGGGAAAAGATAAAGCATGCCATGGCAAAACATAGCCCTATTGCCCAGCCAGATTTTACCGAAATGAATATGGCTATTGCTAAGACAATGAGCCTAGATAGGGTTTTCCAAAGCATATTTAAACCGCATAAGCGCCCGCCACGCTGTTTACGAGTGTGACCCGTGAATTTTCACCGAATGCTCTCAAAATGATTGGCTGATTTATGTCTTGGATATTGTCCAAGTTATCGACCGCGTCAAAAATCTCCATTTGCTCACCCTCAAATTTCATAGTGTAAGGGGTGCTAGGGTTCGTCCCTGCGTCTGATGTGTGCGTAATGAGTAGCTCGACAGCTTGCGGGGTATCTGATTTGAAAAGAGCTTGAAGTGATGTGTCGTCCTTGGCCTTCAAATTAAAACTCAACGTTGTATCTGCAATTCCATAGGTTCTTCCTACAGGAAACCGCGTACGATTGAGCTTTTGTTGCACCATCACAACGTTTACAGTTCTTTCTAATGTGAGGTCTGTAAACTCGATATTTACCGCCGTTCCAAGGGTATCTCCAATCTTGAGATTGGCCATCCATCCCTCGAACGGGCTAACTGCTGTGTATGAAGGCGTGGCTAAAGTGCCCCCCAGTTGCTCTTCTCGCCCTACCCATTCGGTTGCGAGCGTGATCACGTCGTCTTCGGGGACGGTGAGCGTAACTTTATTCAAAAAACAACCGACAAAATCCCTTAATTTCACATTCCCGTCCTGCCCTATATTGACCTGAACCGTGGCTCCACATTGAGGGAAATCGGATTCTTGCAAGGGCTCTTTGAAAAGATGAGCAAATCCGGTAAGGACATCGCCAGATGTGAATTGATTATTGCCATAAATCAATGCCCAGATAAGGCCATTAAAAAGGTCATCCGGATAAATGGGCGCTCCGAATCCGCCCGTGACTGTGAAAACCCCTCTTTTTACAGATACCATTCGCGGGGGGAACCCGCCTCGGACTCCGGACAACAGGTCCTTTCCTGGCCTTTCTTCTTTCAAACTCACATCGGGCGACCCGCCCAAATCCTGAAATATAGTAGGAGCGACCGGCGCATCTAATGCGACTAACTGAGCGCCAACCCCTAACTGTCCTTTCCAACCCTGCGAAAATTTTGAACCTGCCATAATTAACCTCCTTATGTCAAGTAATCGTCTTTACTTGATTATGTCGTCACTTTTTGCCAAATTGTTAAGTCGCTTCCGTCACTATCTTTTGTGTTTTGACTAAACAGACTTGATGCCTCATCATCTGAGACCTCTACCGTCTGATTTCTGATGATAATTCCCTGCCGTATTTGTCTCGATTTCATTCCGATTAATGCTAGTGTTTTCATAAAAAACCTCCTTTTTTGTGCTTAAACGTCGGTAAAAATAGCCCAAATCTCGGTAAAATTGTCCCCAATTTTTAAAGATTCCTTTCATTCATTAAAAAGACCTTTGTATGCGCTTCCAACTGAAAGTCGACCTTTAGGAATGCGTCTGTAGTCTGCTCAAACTGCTGAAATGAATAGCCCACCGAGGCCATTTGGCTCTCTTGCCCATACCTAGGATCAAGCGCCTGAGAGGTTGTTTCGTTTAAAACATCCAAAACCCGCTCCATGAGGTCGATTAAATCCAGGTATAGATTTTGAGCATTCTTGTCCGTAATAGCAGAAGTCAGAGTGAAATTGACTACGAATGAAGCCCTTTTACGGTTTTGCCCATCGGGCAATTCATTGCCACTTTGCAAAACGATGTCGAGTGCGGGGCAATCAACTGCGGTGATAACCCGCCGACGCTTGCCCATGAGCACCGATTTGACATCTTCCAGCTTTTTCCCTACCCCCCGTGCCGTTTCAAGCCGATTCAATATCTCCGTAAATAACCCTGAAAATGATCCTGCCATTATCGGAACCCAATTTCTACGAACACTTGATTGAGCTTCCTGTTCATGAATCTTTGAGTGCTCGGCGCTATCCGATCCCTGAAGTTGAATTGCCCGGGGATCCTGGGGACATTGGCCTGCCTCGTCAAAACGATTCCAGACTCATTGAATATCTGGCGGGGAGATCTGCCTCGTGGCTTTTTCAGATTTTTAAACAGCTTGTTTAGGGCTGCCTGCTTGATCTGAGCCCCGGTTGAAGTGAGCACATTTTTTCTTATAGGGATGGTAAGAAACTTCTTACGCCTAGGCCGGACTGTCTTCGCCTTGAACCCACTCTCAATCCCCTCCCCAATCGCCTTGAGCTTGGTCTGAGCTATCAATCTGGTCTCTTTTGAAGGCGCTGAGACTTGATATGACTGCCTCAAAAGCCCTGTTTTTTTTGGTAGGATTTTCTTGGTCTGTTTTATCCCAAAAATAGCCGTCTGATTAAGGGCTTTTTTGACTAGCTGAGGCGACCGCACTTCAGCCTTCTTAAGGAAATTACGAATCTCTTTATCCTGAAAAATGATTGTGGTGGTCATATATAGTGCCTCTTATAGCTCTGCAACTTCTCAAACTGCCATGTCGGGATGATCCTGTTCACAATCTCCTCTTCATTTCCGGTCTCATCTACCACGATCTTGTTGTCTTTTGTAGAAAGCACAGCAGCGATAACCAGGCATGCGCTCTCGATATCAGCGGGGGCGGGGTCATACCCAATGTCTCCGGAGAACTCGATTCCTAGCTCGGCGAGGGACCAGAGACCATGATCCACTTTGCTCAATTCTCCGGCCACTTTTCTCACGACAAAATCACCAGGGCCGTTGAAGGTGGTTTTCTCAGACAACACTATCCCGTCTTCTTTTATCTCTGTAACCGCGATAATCGGGGCCGGGGCTGTGATTCTTTTCCTAAAATTGGACATTTTAAAAAGATTGTCTGAAAGGGAAGCCCTATCTATAACCTCATTCGCTATCGGCTTTTTGAAAAAGAATGTATCCGTAATCGTGTCAATGAGCCTTGAGGCTCTGGTAATAGAATCCTCAAGGAGGGCTGTGTGGGTGGCCTGTTGCGCTGCATCCGTTCCTAGGAGTTGGACAAGTTGCTCTAAAGTCGCATAGCCATTCGTGATTGCCATGACTATTTTGTGTTAGACACAACTGCCTTTTTATTATGGGGGGAAGAGCCATCAAATCGACGAGAAGATTTCTCGGATTCCAGGCCTCTTTTTCTCGGCTCAATTCCAACTTTTCTAAGAGCTTCCTGGAGACTAGCCATTTTTCTTGCCTTCACCAAGTTTTTTATTGGCAGCCTCCAAAGCCTTGGCCTCAGCCGCAACCTTGGCCTCAGCCTCGGCCTCGATCTTGGCTTTTTTCTCAGCATCAAGCCTAGCCTGCTTTGCCTTTAGCTCAGCCTTATATTCTTCACCCGACTTGGTGTATGAATGATCTTTCGCAATCAAAAAGCTCACATCAACGGGTTTTTGCTTAGATTTCTCGTGATATTCCTTATCCCCTCCCGGAACGTCCTCTGTGTAGCCCAGCTTATTTAGCCTCTCATTCGGCACAACTAAATCTCCAGCGTTATGAAACACGCCTTTGGCCTTATCATAAACACGTCTTTTTAGTCTTTGCATATTCATTTTCCTTTCTTGCCCCGCCACCAGGATCATCCTGGGCGGGGCTTATTTCATGATTAGGTGACTTGATTAAATTTGACTCCTTCAAGAGTCACGATTGAAGTCCTGGAATTGACCGGGCTCCCCTGCATCATTCTCGTGATAAATCGGATACCAATTTGATCCTCTTTGAAGAAAATTTGGTCAGAAGTAGCGGTTTGCATCGCCCCGCCGTCTCTGTAAATCCGGAATCGTGGCAAGACCGCGTAAAATGCGCCGACATCTGTTCCGCCAGCATTTGAGTTCAGGGCTGTATTAACCCTGCTCATTAAGCTGGTCAGGACAATGGGCCGCCCCGTTACGACATGCATCCATTGCTCTCCAACCTTTTTAACGCTCTTTAGAGGAACATTGTCATCGCCTCGTTCTTCCGCCAACAACATGAGTTCCCTTACGTCTAAAACAAAAGTTCCTTGTTCTCTGGTTTCATCCGGAGCCGCAAGATATGCATTGGTTAAATCCTGACTCACCAATTTTCCGCCCGTACCAAAGTCAAGGATTTGATGGTTGGTGACTCCGGCATGGAATCGGAACCCGTCAAAAGGATCGCCGTCGCCGGTATTACCGGTAGCGATTAGGGGAACCATCAAACGAATCATGGCATCAGCGGCCATTATTGATATCTCACTGGCTAAATTAAAATCTGATTCCCGAAAAGCGACCCTAGCAACCGGTACAATTCCTCCAGCTTCACGATAGCTAATCGTTTGTTGATCAAAAGTTGGTTTTACTTCGTTAAATGCTGCGTTTTGATCTGCTCGGAAGGTAAAACTAAATGGCAAGATTGAATCGATTAGGGTTTTGTCTCCACCTGATCGGAATGTGATCGCCTTCAATAGCTTATCCATTTCAAAAACCAATCTATCCATTTCCTTATCAAATTCAGGACGGACAAGGAAAGCCCCGTTGACATCATTATCGGTAACAATCCCCGCAACTTTACTCCCAAAAGTAAGCCCTTGGCTTTTGTAAACATTAAAGGCTTTTTGAGACAATTTAGCTAAATCCGTGATTATTTTGCTGTTGTCGCTTTTCCCTTCTTTAAGCCAAACCATATTCTTGTAGAATCGGCCAACGTCCATCATGGCCTGGCGAGGGTTCTCTTTCATTTCAGAGACAACCCCTTGCTTGATCGCCGTGTCCAAAATGCCCTGAACAGGGATGTTTTTAAGAGCAGTGTCAACCTGCGTTTTAACCGCAGTTTGTACAGCGGTATCGAATTCTGTCTTTTTAGCTGTATTCGCAACTTTTTGATCCTCTTTGGAAGTGACCTCATTTGTCTTTTTTGCCGTATCAAATGCCTTTTGAAAGGCCGCCATTTCCAATTTCTCATCCTCATCAAATAGTTTTAATGAGATTTCGGAGTGGGTTTTCCCCTCTTTTAAGAGGGCTAAAATTTTTGTAATTAAGTCCATTTATGCTACCTCCAATGTTTTCAAGTATTTTTCTCTCGATGTCATCGGTACTTCCTTTGGGTTCTCCGCCAACTTTCCGATATTTTCGATAGGTTGGGATATTTCCTTAGGGTTCTCAATCTTGTTTAATGACCCTATCTCAAGGGTCTCTCTGTCTATATTCTTAATCAATTCATCCAGTGATTTCATCGTGAACAGGGCTTTGGGGTTGGCTGGGATAGCGACGATGGAACCCTCGAAGAGGTCAACCGTCTCTATAAAAAACTGGCCTTTATCATTTTTTCGTAAAGAATTGTCAGTATTTTGAGCAAACTTGAATATCCCGCCCATCGAGGTCGTTTTTAGTTGGCCGTTTTTTATCAAGGTGAGCTGATGTATTGTGTTTGGAGTTTCGGAAATAAAGGCCTTGAAAAGAAGGCCTTTTGCGGTGATTTTTAAGCTCTCAAATGCCCCTGCTTGTGAGGTGGTCATATTTATATGGTCAAATAACAAGGGTAACGTTCCACCGGACTTATTTAATTGAGCCACAGCCTTGTCAAATGCCCCTTCCATAACAATATCGCCGTCACGATCTACATTTTTAAACGTTGACAAGAATCCCTTAATCGCAACTCCTTGACGTGTATCGTTGTCATCATCATCTAAAGCCTTTACCTCAAACGAGTGATGCTCATTGACCACCGCCACGGCTTTGTGATCCCAGCCATTGGCGTCTGCGATTGATTTTGCCTTTACTATCCAGTGTTTTTTAAAGTACATTTTGACTCTTTCTTATTTGACTGATAACGCTCTTTTTATCCTTTTCGCACAAAATTAAGCTCATTCTTATTTGATCGTTATTTGATCAACCCGATTTTTGGCACAAAAAAAAGGCGAGCTATACGATTTTCTCGTACAACTCGCCTTCTGGGTATCAGATCAGCGATTATTTATTATAGATGAGGCGATCTACGTCGCGGTAAGACCTGGTACCAACCCTTATCGCTCCTCTACATCGCCTCTAATTCAGTCTAGCATAAAATCATCAGGGGTCAAAATCAACTGGTTGCACATTATAGAACTCTCGGAGGCTTACACGGAGGCATCGGTGGGATATGGCTCACCGTCGGTTGGTAACCTGACATCGGAGGAGGGGCTGGTAGTGGCAGGGATTTCGTATCAACCGGGGAGGCAAACCAGCGGCCCAGACCAAAAGCAAAACAAACGCCTAATACGTAAGCAACAAAAAGCATTATTTAATACTCCGATCCGCAGCAATCATAAGAATAGTAAAAGCGATCCCACACAATACCCCACCGATAAATGTCACTACGAAAGGCATTGTCATCGTTTATACCTCCTTTTTCCCGTCCATTTTCTGAAAATATATAAGATTTTTATTTTGGAAAATAAGTTTTATATAGCCATGTTTTGGTAAACCCGATTCAGAAATAGACCGGAGTATCTTGGCGAATTGTTTTTCTTCGGCGTCTGTTTTGTTCATGTTCTAGAAATTGCTAACCCAATGGTAAAAACTAACCAAAAAACGACAAGCCCAATCATCCCCCAAAACCAAGCATTAGTCAGCCCATAACTGGAGATACCATCTCCTGGTGGTAATGAATGCATTTATATCCCCGCAGGGACCACCGTCCCCGTATGGTTCGGGTGGAAATTTAAGGTCGCTATATCTTCTAGTTTGAATCCCGACTTATTGCAATCCCAAGGCTCATGACGGGCTTCGCAGCCTACCACATCAACTCGGGTCACCCCGATCTCCTTATAGCCAATGGCCGAGGCTTGGTCATAGGCAAAACTGGCCTCGGTACGGGCAATCCTGGTTGCTCTCCATCCCTCGGGACCGGACCGGAGCGACTCAAAATGATCTTGGATGCGGCCTTTAATCTCACTGATCCCGACCCCCTCATCAAGAGCCTTTTTCAAGAGTGCCTGCAATTCGGCTTTTCGAGAATTGACTGTAAGATCCGCATACCTCACGCTCAACTTATCCACAACCAACCTCATCTCTCGATTGCTAAATGAGGTGTCGATTGATGCATCAAAAAACTGGTTAAAATTTTGCAGGGATAACGTGGCCGCAGAAGTAAAGAATCTCCGGCCATCCTTTACAGCCTCGGCCAGTTCTGCGTTGAACACAAATACATCGTTGATGTTAGCGCCTTTCGTTTGCATTAAAGCGACGCTCTTTTCAAGGCCTGCTATAGCCCGAGCCTCCACTTTTGCGTAGAATTTATCAATACTTTCCCTAATAATCGGCTCTATTTTTTGCTTGACCCGCCTAGCTTGGCGGTGGAGTTGGAGCTGTTTAGAGCTTGCTTTTGTGCTTAAATCTGGAATCTTGTCTGGTCCCGTGGCCTCCTTTTTGAGCTGTTTCGTAGGCTCAATTTCAGGGGGAGCCAAAGCAACCCCGATTGGGGCAAAGTTAAATGTGATCCATCGCTGATTAAGTTCATTGTTGGATTGGTCCGTGGCCATCCCCACCATTTCGAGGTATTCGTTTCCGGTTCGGATCCCTCTATCGAACATGTCCCTGGCAATCGCATTTTGCATCTCCATGTCAACAATTTGTTTTGTGATTATTTTGAATATAATTCCGGGTCGAATCCTGGATATTATTTTGTTAATTCCAGCCTCTATTGGCTTATAAATTCGAGGTAAATTTGTCTGGAAGTAGACCTTTTTTTGCTCGGCAACTGAGTCATATTTTGAATCGCCCATAAATCCCGACATGATCGGCTCCATGCCTAGAATGGCGTTAATATCTTCCCTCGACATTTTTCTTGTCTCAAGTTGCTGCATTTCTTTTTGATTGAGGCTTAATTTCTGAATTGTGGAGTTTGCTGGCAACATAGCGATTTTATTCCAGTTATGCTGCCCCTCATAAGTCTCTCGAATATCCTTATCAAATCGCTCCTTTTCGATTTTTCCCAACTTTTCTCCAGGCGTAACCGCATAACTTATGCTTGCGCCTTGAGCATAAAACGTGTTCAGAAAAATAGAGGCTAGTCTATCCGCGTCTAACAGGAATTGATTCCCCTGGATTTTGCCCATGCCCCGAACATTGTTGTGCGGGGACGGGATCCGGACTTGTACTATTTTATCGGGTGGGATTATACCCAAAGCGCGCCCCTCGTCTATTTCGTAGTGATTTATCCCGATGACATTGGTTATTGTCCTTGCGCTCACAATCTCACCTATCGAATTGTGTATTTTGACAGTGGCCGGGTTCAGGGGGACGATCGCTGTGGGGTTGTTGTTGATAGAATCAAGCAGGTTTAGGACCTCAAGTAGGTAAAATATGTTGCCATCAAGCAACAGGTGCATCACCGATCGCTGCATAAATGCGTTGTAGGCCACCCCTGGGTTCGGCTCATTTAGTAAGGTTTCAATCTTCTGGTCCGAAACCTGTTTCCCTGACTCGTTGACAAGCTCCCAGTCTAGGCTCGCGATGTCGGCGGAGATAGTTGATATCGCGTGGTAGACGTAATTGACGATTTCGTAGGCTGATAAAAAGTCTTTTTCGGTCCTAAAATTCGTACTTTGCCCGTTTCGGAATTGCCCTATCTGTGGAAAAAAGCTGTTTTGGTTGTGGCTTTTTGTGTGCGGGGTAATGAATTTGATGGGCATCTGACCATTTTATATCATTTTGCAGGGGAGGGCAAAAAGGCCGTTATTGGGATTCCCATATCGGGCGTTGTGGGGATACCTACACTACGGGGGTGGTAGGTGACTTCGATCTCATCCAAATAGCGAAGGCCTTGTCGCTTGCCCGTTTGAATCTCATTGCTATTTGGGGTTCTTGATCATCACGATAATAAGCCTTTTCAGCGTTCCGTAGAAAGGCATGCCTTGCCCGAGTTTCAATGTCTCCGTAGCGATGTTTGCCCAAATGAGTTCCATGTATCGGGTCTGGGCGCTTTTCTCTGTTCATTTAAACACCATCCGATTGTCCATAAACATAACTTAAGAATCTGAAGATTTTCCTAGAATCTTCTTCGGTAAAGTTTATGATTATTTCCCCACATTCAATCTCAAGCGCCCCTTCGGTGTCTGCTGTGATAAAGGTGTCCTCATCTAGGTATAGTTTTGTTTTCATTTTAAGGATACCTCATAGCTTGTTACTATCTCCATCTCACAAGGTTTTTTACAGCTTGTACAAATATTTGTTGAGTTGCTACTATCTGTATCACGATTTGAACTAGTTGATAACAATAGTACAGAATCTTTGCAACACGTTGATACTGGTCTATTTCTTCTTATCACTTAAACACCAAAAACATAGCCACAAACAGCATCAAGACAACCACTGCAAAAGCCAAAGAGCAACCCATGACCATCAAAATGACCCTAAGGAACCGTCTGTAGGCCTCATCAACCTCGGCTTTGACATAGCTTTTTTCTATATCTTGCATAAGGATTTGAAGGTCTGCCGCTGCCCCTTCTCCAAGGGCTGTGATTAGAGATTGAGGGAAGGATATTAGGGTGTCTTTCATACGAAAACCCCTATAGCAAATCCCACCATGACGCATGCTATGCAAAACCCCAATACCACCATTTCACAATCGCTTAATCGAATAGAAATGAAGGCTAGCCGAATTCGTCTAATAAGGGTGGGGGTGGTGGTCTTCGGCATGCCAAGTTTGTGTCCCATTATTTTGTGTTTTTGAGTCACAACGTGATTTGTCATTAAAAGGTTCATCACAAATAATTTTGGCGCCCGTTCTTGGGTCTAGTTTCGGTTCGCCATCTGTGCCCTTCCAATTCATTGGTGGAGGGGGAGGGGGAGCCGGGACACAGGTTTGGTCCAGTTGTGGAACAGCCTGCTTCCGTTCTGATTTTTCCATGTTTTCATAAAGCACCGGCAATGGGTCTGGATTCAAGTAAACATCATACAAGAATTTGGCAATTTTTTTAGCTGACTCGGGATCAGTTATTCGGAAAATTGGATCATGACCTTTGGCTATTTTAAACGAACCATCCACATTACAAAATAGAGAACCCTCGCTAAATATGATGTGTGGTAATTTTATTTTATCAAATGGATATGCCATTAGTCGTTGCCCTTCCATCCCCGCCATGCCTTCATCCCGCTGTGGACTGCATATCTTAGCATATCGCACTCATCATCATCAACTTTATCAGGCTCTTCCTTGTGGACGCCCTCCTTTGACGCCTTCCAGTGGTAAGCAGGCAGATATTTACACAATCTCGGACAATTCGTCCGGTGTATTCTAAGCCTTGTATGACCATTTCGGTCGATATGCATCAGCGTCGCGATGGTCTGTATCCCATCGTAAACGTTGGTTATGGCTGTGGTCGCCGTCACGACATCGCCAAAAGCTCGGTTCATTGCCTCTATATTCTCAGGCCGATCATGCCCGCAATAGAACATTTCTATATTCCCATACCTCGGAGAGGCATCCCTTGCCCTGTTCACCCAGCTATCCTCATCAGGTAAATCAATGTGCCCAACTGGGATCCCCGCCTCTGAATTTTCCTCTAAAACGTCAACGCAATCATCGTTGTTTATCCCAATGACCACGAATCCCCCATGATGAACATAGCCCCAATCCTGACCCGCTATTATGATTTTGTATCGAGACAGGTCAATCTCAAAATCGGCGGTGTGGATGTCATAGTTAAATTCATCATAAATCTGGCCAAAAAAGGCGTCGGGACAAGCTTCGTAATTCCTGATGAAGTATTTGTGAGGCATCGTTTTGCGAGCCTTTTCGACCTCTTCCAAAAGACCTGGAACTCGGTCGTTATCCACTGTATGCCAGGTATAGCCAACCCATTCGTCGTCATGGTCTTTGCCGGGCTCGGCTAGTCTACGAATGTCCTCAAAATACCAGTTTCGCCATAATGGGGTTGTCGTGAATATCGCCCATCCTTGTTTGTCTGAAAGGGTGGGTCTTAGGCTATCGTTCCACAGGGTAGGCTTGAGCCTAGCCGTCTCCGATACGTAGATACCGTCAAGGCCAGCCCCCACAAGCCTTTCCGGACGCTCCCCCGATTTAAACTCAATCTTGATCTCGGGGTATAACCAAATGTAGGGTTGAGTGGACCTAGTGCCGTCGTATTGGATCAGCTCCTCCGGAATGAACTCAAACAGCTTTTGTATGACTATTCTTACGATTGAGTAGTCTGGTGCCAAAAACCAATAGAGTAAACGGGGTAAGTTTCTGAGAATTGAATAGTTGCTGTGCACCCTAAGTACCGGGGGCAAATCATCTTCATAAATCTTCCGTAGGGCTTTACGGACGCCGATCCAATCTTTCCCTCCCCTACGCCCGGCCATGATGTCGATGAATCTGTGGCTATCATCCCAAACGAGCTCCTGTTTTGGGTGGCCTCCTACATCGGCTTCAAATTCGACATCGAGTTTTGGCATGCGGTATGGTCACCTGTGAGATACCCCCGCAATCCAACACAGGAAACGCCCAGCCCAAGACTTACGTGCGGCATCCCCAATAGCAATCCCTAGCTCCTCCAGCTGTACCCTAAGATATCTATAGCGAGAGCTTGTCGTGTCCTGCAGATTATTCCCCTTCGCCCAGTCCTCAAAGTTCATTTTAAAACTCCCCCAACGCCATTAAACTGATCCAGGCTGAAATATGTTTAGCGTCGCTGTGCCCGATGTCCAGGCCGTGACGTTCAAGCGAACGGCATGCGTAGCCGTCTGAATCGGGGTGTCCAGGTAAGTTACCGCACCCGAAATCTCGGTTTGTTTAACATCGGCATCATCAAAAAAAGGCACTATTCTAATGGTCTCGACCGGGGCGGTATCCGGATCCGGATGGTTGGTGTACTCAATTTTCGCAGTCAAAACATCAGCCAAGGCCTTGGAGAGGGCTATTGAGGCCAGCATTGGATTAAATTGTCCCTTCAAAATAAACCAATCTGAGACCGATACGCCCGAAAGCGCAACGACATTAGCGGGGGATCCTCTTTTAACTGTTTGGGTTGTCATGGGGTTGCTCCTTTTCTTTCAGATTATCACATCCAACCTCACTTTTCACCTCTTTTGTCTTTTTTGGCTTGACCCCGAAAGTGATCACCTTGTCCTCGGTTATGCCCCCAGTTACCCGGTCCCTCAGCTCATCCCTCCGCTCAGCTCGGTCAAGCATATATCTCACCGCCTTAAAATCCTCAGCTTTGATCTTTTTTATTAGGACATGTTCAGCCATATCCCTGGCCTCGTGGCATGCCGAATCCAAGGCCTCCTTCACGTCTGGGTTATTTTTAATTCGCTTGTCAATGGAGTGCCAGGTGATCTCAATCCCATGGTTATTTTTTAAAATCTTTACGGCCATGCTCAGATTCCCAGAGGCTTGGCCAAGCACGATCTTGAGTAGGTTTTTAGTAACTTTCATCAAAAAAGTATAGCATTATTGTACCTTTTGATACCTTTTGAGCTCAATCATCCCCGAATTTAGACGCTCTTTTCGTACTTTTTAGTCAAATTCAGTACAATTTTCTCCGTTTTTCGTTACTTTTGGAGTGATTTTGTTAGCTTTGCAAAACTCGATGTAGCGTTTGACGCAAATATCCACATATCCCGGATCAATCTCTATAGTGAGGCAGTTTCTTTTGTTCTTTTCGCAGGCGATGAGGGTGGTGCCGGTGCCTGCGAAGGGATCGTAAACAAATTCGCCCTTTTTTGAGTTGTTTAAAATGGGGATTTGCATACATGGTATTGGCTTTTGGGTGCTGTGTCCCCAGGTTTTTTCTTTGTCTTTTAGAAATGCGTGGTTACTGTCAATTTCCCATACGGTTGTTTGGGTTCGGCTTCCTTGCCAGTTGTGATTTTTATCTTTTCGCACAGCGTACCAGCAATGCTCGTGTTTCCAATGGTAATTTCCTCTCCCCATAACTAGCATTGATTTCGCCCAGATAATGGGATTTATAATGACAAATCCGCAATCTTGAAGATTTTGAGAGACAATGTGAGTAAAGTTTCCGGAGTGCCAAACATAGCAAATATCCCCAGGAAATAGAGAGTAGGCCTTTCCCCAATCGGCAGAATCATCATTTTTCACAGTGCCGATTGACGATAGGGCTTTGCTTGTTTTCAAACCATCTCGCCATTTCGGGTCATACTCAACCCCATAAGGTGGATCCGTAACCATTAAAATTGGCACTTGGCCACCCAGTGCCTTCTCAACATCTGTGGCCACTGTAGAATCCCCGCATAATAAACGATGGCTCCCCAATTCGTAGAGGTCTCCTGGCTTTGTAATGACCTTCTCTCCTGCCTCAGGGACATCATCATCCCCCTGCGTCTCTTCTGGCTCCAGGCCAAAATCAATCTCTTCAAAGCCCCAGTCAATAAGGTCGCTTTGGTCAAAATCATTTTTAAGGATTTCCCAATCCCACTCTCCGAGGTTTTTATTGCTACGGATCAAATATTCACGGGCTTCTTCTTCTGTTAATTGGCGATTCGGCACCCTCACGTCAATTTCCCGATCCAAGCCGTCCAATTCAGTTAATATCCTCAACCGCTGATGTCCGGCGAGAATTGTGTTGTCAGTGTTGATGGCTGGTATTTCGGCAAGGTCAAATTTGGTCAATGATTTTTTCAGGTCATCATACTGTTTTTCCGTTAGCTTTCTTGGGTTATTTTGAGAGGGGACTAGCTCATTGAGTTTTCTTTTTGTTGTGGTCCATTGAATTTTCATTTTTTCATTCTGACAAATTTAATTCACTTTGACAAATATACCTAGTCTGTTAAATGATCCTGCCTAAAAAACTCCTTCTCCGAGTTGCTCTTTTTTTAGTTTTTTTAGGGACCTCCACCGGCGCGTGAGATTTCGGTTGCG